GCGGTTGATTTTATGAGGAAATTTTATAAAGCAGGTTTAAAACATATTCATGAAGGCACAGCATTATATATTTGGCATGCTTCAAAGCGGAGGTCTGATGTTGAGGGTGTATGTAAAGAACTTGGTATTCTCATTCATCAGGAAATCGTTTGGGTGAAGCCATGCGTGATTTTGACCTATTCATTTTATTCGTGGAGGCATGAGCCGTGTTTGTTGATGTGGATTAAAGGCAATAAGCCGGAGTACAAACCTAAGAATAAATCTATCGGCACGGTATGGACGATTGGTTATTTACGTTCAGGTGATCCGTTAACGCCGGAATATCATACCGACGTTTGGGAATTGGATTGGGAGGGAAAGAAACGTAATCCCGGGATTGAGCATCCAACCGTTAAGCCGACGGAAGTTTTTGCTATCCCCATGCGCGTGCATACATCGCCCGGAGATATTTGCTATGAGCCTTTTAGCGGTTCGGGATCGCAGTTGATTGCAGGTGAGCGGTTAAACCGCAGGGTATTTGCTATGGAAATTGAACCGGTATTTTGTGATGTGGCGGTGCGCCGTTGGGAGGAATTTACTGGGAAGAAAGCACAGAGAGCGTAAAGGTTCATGGATGAAAAGAAAACTAATCTCGCGGAAATCGCAAGAAAGAAGCGGTACATTTCGCTCGTTGAGAAAATGGGGCGCGGTGCCGCGCTTACTGCAAAAGAAATCAAAGAGCTGGATGGATTTGAGAAATCCGAGGCGAAGAAATCAGACATTGTTATTTACGACGGCACCGTTGATTTGCAGACCATTTCACTTTATCTCGATAAGTCAACGCGCATGGTCAGGCGGTATATCAGGCAAGGTATGCCTGTTGTCCGGGACGATTCCGGTGAAATATTTCGTTTTAAAGTCGGAGAAGTTTTTAAATGGTATTACAGCGGCAAAGGTGTGGATGAGGACGGCGGAAAAGAATATTGGGATAACGAATACAAAAAAAGCCGCGCCCAGATTAATAAACTTTTGCTGAAAGAAAAAGAAGGCGAGCTGATTTCATTCGAGGATCATGTTTCGATTGTTAAGAATCAAATCAGGGGAATCAAGACGGGATTCTTAAGGTTACCCAAACATGTGGCACCAAAACTTTATCAGCAGGATCCTAAGGTCATTTGCGATATTCTTGATGAGGAAATCAGATTTATCATCAATCAATTCGCGGAGGCGCTCAATGCCAATAAATCTGGAAAAAGAAATACTTAAAACGGTTGTACCGTATGCCGCACAGGAATGGGTTTTACCGGAAAAAATTACCGTGAGCGTCTGGGCAGACAGGCACAGACGGTTGGATGTAAAGACTTCCGCGGAGCCGGGGCAATGGTCAACCTCAAGAACGCCCTATTTAAAGGGAATTATGGATGCGTTTACGGATCCGTATGTAGATGAGATAACCGTCATGGCCGCGTCTCAAGTTGGAAAAACGGAAGCGATGTATAACATGCTGGGGTTCGTGCTTGATCAGGATCCGGGCCCCACGCTTATGGTCTTGCCGCGGGCGGATGATGCCAAGAGTGTTTCTTATAATCGTATTAAACCGATGATTGAATCCTCGCCAACTCTTAGGCAGTATCTGCCTAAGAACGCGGATGAGATCACCAAACTCGAATATCATTTTGACCGGATGATTCTTTATTTCGCGGGGTCAAACAGCCCGGCTGATTTGGCGTCCCGGCCGATACGGTATTTATTTTTGGATGAAGTCGATAAATATCCAAAGTTTTCCGGCCGTGAAGCGGATCCGATTAAATTAGCGTCTGAGCGTCAGAAAACATTTTGGAATAAAAAGACAGTGAAGGTTTCAACTCCCACAACGCGGGAAGGATATATTTTTCGTGAGTATGAAAAATCAGACCAGCGCAGGTTTTATGTGCCATGTGTGCATTGTGGTAAGAAACAGGCTTTGGTTTTTGGGCAGATTAAATGGCCGAAAGAAGAGGCATCTGCGGAGCGCATCAAAAATGACCGGCTGGCGTGGTATGAATGCGTGCATTGCCATGGACGGATTGATGATATTCATAAACAGCGCATGATGTTAAATGGCGAGTGGATTGCTGAGGGAGATCATAAAAATCGCAATCGCGGATTTTGGATCAGCTCTTTATATTCACCGTGGCTTACATGGAGCGATATCGCTTGCGAGTTTCTTAAATCGAAAGATTACATTGAACTCTTGATGAACTTTGTCAATTCATGGCTTGCGGAGGTATGGGAAGAAAAAAGCAGTAAAACGAAGCCCGATGAATTGTCTGAACTTGCTTTAAGTTATCCCAAAGAAGTTTTGCCGGACGGAGTGATTGTTTTGACCGGCGGTGTCGACGTGCAAAAAGATCATTTTTATTTAAGTATTCGCGGGTGGGGATACGGGCAGGAATCATGGTTGATACTTGCAACAAGAGTGGAAGATTGGGCGGATGTTGAACAGATTATGTTTAAATCCGTATATCCATTTCAGTTGAACCCAGAAGATTCTTTGCCGGTACGTCTAACCTGTATCGACAGCGGGCATAGGACTTCGGAAGTTTATGAAATTTGCCGTCAGTGGCGGGATGTTGCCCGGCCTATTAAAGGGCAACAGCATTTAAGCGGCGTGCCTTTTAAAGTCAGCAATATCGATAAGTTTCCAGAAACAGGTCATATGATCCCGGGCGGATTATCGTTGTGGCATATCGATACATCTTATTTTAAAGATAAAGTCACCCGATTTGTACAGAATGCAAGGATGGACGGCTTAGGCGGCTGGCATTTATATAAAGACATTCATCAGGAATATTTAAAGCAATTTTGCGGTGAACATAAAATTATTATTCGTGATCGAAAGCATGGGAAAACAGTAGAGGAATGGCGTCCTGTTACTGGTCATGCGGCAACTCACTTTCTTGATACGGAAGTTTATGCTACATCCGCGGCTGAAATGTTACGGGTTTTTTCTATGCAACCGCACGATGAAAAGCATAAACGAAGCCGTAAATCAAAAGAGGATACTTGGGTCTTAAAGCAAAACAACTGGGTCAGGCGCAATGGCTGAGTGGATTAAAAAGCAAGGATGGCTGGATGGATACGTTAAGCCTGCCAAGAAAAATGATAACGAGGTTAAAGAAAAAAGTAATGTCATGGTTCACATTCCATTGAGATGTCCAGCTTGTCGGTCGAGAAAAGTCAGGTGTTATGGCGCAGATAAGCCGATCTTATATTACAAGTGTGTCGACTGTGAGAATAAATTCAAAGTGCTTGAAAAGGAGGACAATTAGGCAATTTATTTTCAGTATTACTGAACCAGTTAATTGACGCAGTATTATTGTTAATGATACTTTAACGTTGTAACCAATTTCGGGGGACGCTTCGAAATTGTTAAGCGGCAGTTTGGGTGCCCAAACCACTCAACTGCCGCTTTTTGTTTTTTAAAGGAGGATTAATTATGCGACGTGCAATTTTTATCAGCTTAATTTTGGTTTTATTAATTTGTAGTGAATCCTTCGCACAATGCGTTTGGAAAATTCTTGCTGTTGAGCAGGATCCCCAGACCGGCGCAATCATGGTTCGGACGCAATACAAAGTGCCTATGAAAGACTCGGCTAGTGCAGTCGACTTCGCTCAGAAAATTGGAGCGGTAACGGATACGAAGAACAATGTGGTTAAGGAAGGAACAACGCGGTACGACGAGGAATCTGGTGATGAAACAACGATCAAGCTAAGAATCTCTATGGACATCAATCAATATTGCCAAACCCTGATTCAACGGATTCCTGTAAATAATTATTTTATTCAAACCGAAATCTTAAAAAGAAACAAAACTCTGACAGATCAAATCATAACCGACTTACAGACGGAAGAATTAAAGACCGGACAGGTTCCGGAATCTGAAGTTCAATGGAAGGGCATAACAATAAAGGTTACCGATGATTCTAAGAATTCTGTCAGCAACATTATTCCTTAGTTCTCTGCTGATCATCAGCCCGGGATTTGCCGCGACTGATTGGTGCGCTTCTGCAAACACGAAGGCCGGATGGAAGATGGAAGAAACATCCGGTGTTTATGAGGATTGTTCTTCAAACAATAATGACGGAACTGTTTCCGGCTCGGTCACAAGGGGAGTCACGGGCAAATATGGGAGTGGGGTTCAATTCACACAATCCAATAATGCCGATATACATATTAATTCTGCAACGTCACTTAATAACATCGACCCTATTTCTATAGCCTTATGGACAAATAATAATTCCGATGGAGACAACAGCGCAAATCAAACAGACGCTGGTGTTTTAATACAGAAAAATGGTCGGTCGTGGTTATTTGCCCACAAACAGACCAATAAACTGCGATGGCTTGTGCATTATAGCGGCGGAAATACAGCTTGGGACACTACAACGGCTGTTGTGGGTTATGGATCGTTTGAACATTATGCCGTCACCCATAATCGAGCTGGCGCGGGAGTACCAACAGTTTATGTAAATGGGGTTAGTAAAACTGTCAGTGGAGGAACTCCATTTGGAAGTATTGATGATGATTCTGGAACGCAAATTTTCATCGGCATTAGCGGGAGTGGTGGAGTTAACGAACTTGATTCTACCGTTGATGAATTGCTTGTTTACGGCGGAATTCTGACTTCGACCGATGTTAACGAGGTTAAAGATAACGGTCTTGATGGATTACAAGGGACGAGCGATGTTTATTCCGGTCGCGGGATGGGCAGAGGAATTGCTAGAGGAGTCGGACGATGAAAAGGATTTTAGCCATATTTTTGTTTTTGTTTATTGCCTTTTGCGGCTCGGCGCATGCGATTGAGATTGTAAGGCAGAAGAACGTCGCGACCAGAATCGTTTTCCCGATCATCGACGCGGACGGCGATACGGTCACAGGAGCCGCAGGATTGGATAGTGAGATTGATGAATTCGCCGATGGATCCAACCCGACCGGATTCGCAGACTGCACGAACGAGACAACAGAAATCGGAACGACAGGAATTTATTATCTCAGCTTAACATCTGGGGAATTAAATCAGGATTATGTGGTCATTCAGATCAAGACGACTACATCCGGAGCCAAAACTCAGCACATTTTGATCCGTACTCTTATAGGGGATCCCCTGAATTTGGCTACGACAGATGATGGCGGTGCGATCAACGTAACATCCGGAGCTGTCGATACGGTAACTGGCGTTACCAATGATGTGGGTATCACCCAGGCTGGAGCCGATAAAGTATGGTCAACCACAACGAGAGCATTGACGGATAAGAATGGATTTCGATTATCAGCCATCGGGGTTGATGACATCTGGGACGAATTGACAAGCGGGCATACAACGGCTGGCAGTTACGGGAAGTTATTAACAGACAATATCAATGCCACGATCAGCAGTCGGTCGAGTCATTCAGCCGCAGATGTATGGTCAGTGGGGACTCGTACCGTCACTGGGGGAACCATCGACACCAATAATGACAAAACTGGATACACCGCTTCGACGGTTTCCGATAAGACAGGATACACATTAAGCACGGCGGGCATGGCCTTATTGTTCACGACGGACACAACAAAAACTTATGCCGATGCTGTTGCGGGCAGTGTTGTCAAAGAAATTGCCGATAACGCGGGCGGTTCCGCCTTAACAGTTCAGGATATCGTCGATGGAGTTTGGGATGAGCCGATTTCCGGTCATTTGACTTCAGCAACTACTGGAGCGGCTCTTAATGCGGCTGGTTCTGCCGGAGATCCGTGGTCAACGCCTTTACCCGGGGCTTATGGATCAGGAACGGCGGGATACATCATCGGCAACAATATCAACGCCACTATTTCAAGCAGATCTAGCCATAGCGCGGCAGATGTTTGGGCTGTTACAACAAGAGTATTAACCGCAGGCACGAATATCAGCCTTGCTAAAGGAACAGGCATAACAGGGTTTAATGATTTAAGCGCGACTCAAGTTAATACTGAAGTAGACACCGCGTTAAGCGATATCAAACTCGATAAATTATTAAATGCTTCAACGACATTGTCATCGGATGTCGCGCTTGGGTCGGTTGTTGGGCAACTGCTTGATAATGGAACGTCTTGGTCATTTGACAGAAGTACGGATAGTCTTGAAGCGATTCGTGACCGCGGGGATGCCGCATGGACGACAGGCACGCTCAGCGCATCGGATGTGTGGACGCACAGCACACGAGTTTTAACCGCAAACACAAATTTAAATGATCCGTCAGCCGCAGTGATCGCAGATGCGGTTTGGGATGAGGCAAGATCAGGGCATACCACTGCAGGAAGTTTTGGGCAAGGGGTCGCATCCGTTCAAGGAAATGTAACAGGTTCGGTCGGTAGCGTGACAAGCGGAGTTACGGTCACAACTAATAATGATAAGACCGGATATTCTTTGACTCAATCATTTCCGACAAATTTCTCCAGTCTTAGCATCGATTCAAATGGACGAGTCGATTTAAGCAAGTGGTTAGGGAGTTCCCCAAATGCGCTTATATCGGGTCGCGTTGATTCAAATGCTCAAGTCGTCGGCGACAAAACGGGCTACAGTTTAACGCAGGGTTTCCCGGCGAACTTTTCAGCGTTTGCCATTACAGTCGGTGGCGCTGTTACGGTCGCAACGAATAACGACAAAACGGGTTATTCATTAACTTCTGCACAAGAAGATGTAATTGTCGACAAAGTGTGGGACGAATTGCGAAGTGCGCACGTTGTCAGTGGATCATTTGGTCAAGGAGCGGCTTCGGTGCAGGGCAACGTGACAGGGAGTGTTACCACCATTACATCTGGAGTTACGGTTTCGACAAATAACGATAAAACGGGATACCGTTTAAGCGCATCAGGCGTTGATGACATTTGGGATGAACCTCAAAGCGGTCATGCCAGCGCGGGAACTTTTGGCAAATATCTGGATTCTGAAATTTCAGGAATATCTGGTTTGTCAGCGGCAACAATCGCAAACGCTGTTTGGGAAGAAACCTCAAATCATACAACAGCCGGAACGATGGGGAAGAAATTAAATGATGCGTCCGTTGCTGGTAATCCTTGGGAAGCGTCAGGTATTTGCGCTGGAATAACAGCGGGGCAATGTTTAAGCGGCATCAAAGATTCAACAGATGGCGATAAAGAGGGATCTGATTACACCGGCATCGAGAAGACCATCCGGTCGCAGAGGTAAATATGGACTACGTCCAAATTAATAAAACGCATACGGAAGTTCTTGGGATTCCAGAATCCCAGAGTGGTCATGTTGTGACGTATCAGATTTACAAAGCAAGTGACAACTCCCTGTTTGCGTCTGGCAATGCGGTTTATGTGGGGGGACTTAATTGGAAAATTAGTTTCACTCCAACTTTCTTGGATGTGTATGCCGTCGATGTTTACAACCAAGATTTGGATGTCACGTATTCACGTAGCGTGCAGGCGGTAAGCAGTACCACGCTATCACAACCGATTGGCGATGATGAAACACCGACAACCGTTGAATTGATTGTGCTTATTGATAAAGCAATCGGGGCAAGACTTAAAGGCGGAGCGGTTCAGTCATATTCAATCGGCGGGCGCAATTTGGAGTACATGACGCTTTCGGAATTAAGAAATTTGCGGGCTGATCTAAACAAAGAAATAGCCGCGAAAAATGGCGGCGGAAGAAATTATGCAAAATTCGTCAATCCAGACTAAGAAAACTTTTGCTGATAGGGTCGATGACTTTATCGGGGTCTTTTCACCCCAGACGGCGGCTAAGCGCAGATATTTTCGTTTTTTGACAAGATCGCTTTTAGGGTCATACCGCGGGGCAGATGTGGGCAGGCTTCGCGGTTCATGGATCCCGGGTGGAGGGTCTGCTGATTCGGACTTACATCCCGATCTTACAAGATTGCGGGAACGTAGCCGTGACTTAATTCGTAATGACGGCATTGCGTCAGGTGCCATTGATACCGTTATCACAAACATCATCGGTTCAGGCATTCGCATGCAAAGCCGAATTGATAAAGACACGCTGGCAATTAATGAGGAAGTTGCCGACAAATTGCAGAAGCAAATCGAGAAGGTATGGGAACGCTGGGTGCCTTTTGCGGATGCGGGTAATCGGTTGAGTTTCTATGGACTGGAAGAATTATCAGAACGCCAAAGGTTCATAAATGGTGAGTCAATCATTGTTCCGCTTAGGGCGATTAATTCAAAGAAGCGCAGACCATATTCACTGGTGTTGCAAACGGTTGAATCTGATCGATTGGATACCCCAAGCGATTTAATGTTCAACAAAAATATCCGTGCGGGTGTTGAGGTTGGGGAATACGGTGAGCCAATTTCGTATTTCGTAAGAAAGAATCATCCCGGGGATTTTTTATACGGCAGGCGTTACAGCCATTCGAGTGAGAATTTTATCAAGTACCCCGCGCTTAATGACCTAGGCGATCCGAATATCTTCCACTTATATCACGTGAAGCGTTCTGGTCAAACACGCGGGGAACCTTTCTTTTCGCCGGTCATGAATATGTTTAAAGATCGGGCGGATTACATGGAAGCGGAAATCGTGGCCGCGCGGGTGGCGGCATGTTTTGCCATCTTCATTAAGAAAACAAATTCTTATGAGGTGAGTTTGGCAAGGTCAAAACCAGAGAACAACAAGCGGGTGGAAGAATTAAGCCCCGCGATGATCGAGTATTTAAATGAGAACGAGGAAATTCAGCCGTTTAATCCAAACCGTCCGGGCGGGACATTCGGGATATTCATGGAGAGGATTTTGCGTGACATATCGGCGGGGCTAAATATCCCTTACGAGATTTTGGCAAAAGATTTCTCAAGGTCGAATTATTCCAATACACGCGCGGCCTTATTGGAAGCACGAAGGTTTTTCATGATGCAACAGCGGTTTATCGCCGAGAACCTTTGTCAGCACGTATTGGTCATGCTGTTGGAAGAAGCATATTTGAAAGGCGAATTGCCG